CTTCTTTTATGTGTTGTTTAAATGTTTTCATTTTTCTCCTCGTTTAACTTCGTCTTTTAATTTTTTAAAAGTTTTGCCTCCACACAGGTCTTCTTCAGCGTCTTGTACTTCCGCTTCTTTTAACTTATCAAACTGACCCTCATGTGGTGTATTGTCAGCAAGATCATCTATAAAACTATCCCTATCTTCTTTCATTTATCACCCTCATTCAATTGTTGTGGTTCTTCTTTAGGCTTTATATCTAAAGAAGGCCTTTCAACTGGGCCTGGATCAACTGGTTCACTTGAATATGCAAGTGAAGTACTTGGATCTGATCTGTTATGGTTACTATCATATTGTAATAGTTTTTCAACTTCTTGTAAGGCACCATGAATAGCACTTAAATTTGCTTTCATTCCTAACAAATCTTTTTCAACTCCTTTTATTCTATTGTTCAATTCATTAAACGTTTTTTGAAGAGCAAACTTTTCTTTCATCAACGTCTGTGTACTTATACCCATAATATTCTCCTAATATATTATGCAACTACGAAACCGTGTCCGCCGATTACATTCCAGTTTGAATTTTTAAATATACACACAGCAGTTTCACCTTGAGCATTCAAAGTAATAGTAGTACCACCACGTAAGTTAGTAGGTGTAATTACTACATTGTTTGTTCCAGATGTTGATGTGTTGATAAAAATCTTAATTTGACCATCAGAACCATCTGCTAATGAAATAGCACCTGTTGCTGATGTAGCGTTAATTTCAGTCACAGCAGTTGTTACGTTTGCAACCTGTGATGAAGCGTCAGCAGTTATTGCTTGTGAAGTTTGTGCTAAACCTAACCATGAAGGTATATTGTTAAACACATTCTCTGCTGATATTTTTTTATTGATTGGTGTCCCTGCTGGGTCATCCACTACGTGAAACAAGTCAGCCGTAGCCAACGAGTCACCTAAATCGGTCAATGCCGTTATTTTTTTGTCTGCCATTTTTCTCTCCTGTTAACCCTTTCGGGGATGCTACTCTAGGTATTTGCCTAGATCAATTTGTTCATATAGTATATATAAGGGCACTTTGAGCGCCCTTATATGATTTTGTTATTATGCTTTAACTGTAATAGTTCCAGCCGCTGTACCAATACTAGCTGCACTTGTAATAGTAGAGTTAGTAGTTGTACCTTTATCCTTAACAGTACCACCGTCAAGGTTCATAGCGTTAGCACCAATGCTTAAAACATCATTCGCTGCTGTTGCTGCTGAAGCTGCGCTTATTACTGAAGTAAAGACTAATTCGTTTGATCCTGTACCACTAGCATATTGCAAGTTGTATGGTCCACGACCTGAGCCTGAACCTGCGTTGTTGTTTTGTACAGCCACGTAAGGTGTACTAGTAACATCAACCGCTTCGTTAAATCTTACTCTAACAGACAAGTTGTATCCTGCTGATACGTCTGCTTGTGCTGAAGTTGTAATCCATTCAATTTCTGTAATATTTGCTGAACCCATATTTGTAGCTAATCCACCGATTGCTACCAATACTTCGGGTGTTGCACTTGCATTGTCATTACCTGACAATACTGAGCCTGCTTCTCTTACCCAACCTGAAGCGTTTGCAAAGACTTCTTTTTTTTCAGCTGTTGTAAGATTTTTAGGCTTTATATCGTTTCCCCATAAAGACATATATCTCTCCTTAAATTAATTATTGTTATATAACAGTACTATTTATAAGATTAAAAGCCTAGTCTTTTGAGTTGGGCGATAGTTTTTGATGTGTTTGTGTGATGTATGCCAGTACCACCAGCATTGATAAACTCTCTTACGTTCTTCTCGTAATCGTCAATAAGAATAGACGGATTGCCTTTTTTAGCAAAGAGTTTCTTTTCTTTTCTTCTAACAAGGTTTATCTTTGATCTGTTAGATATACCTGCATTTTTACTTAACCATTTAGTTTTACCAGGTATACAGTTAGGGTCGTAAGACTCTTCTACGTATGCTGATAATATATGTGGATCAAATTTTGATATGTAAGACCATAGTTGTCTGCCACCAGGCATCCAAGGTAGTGTTGACCAAAAGTCTTTTTTCTTTTTGATATGCGACCACTTCTCTCTACTTGATGGTATATTCATCCATTTGTTGATTGACATACCTGTAGTTTTCTGAGCGCCTGTTTTAAAGTCTGCAAGCACTCCATCCATGTCGCAATATATGATAGGTTTACTCATAGTGTTTCCTTATACTATTATACTATCATATAATAGTGCTTTTGTCAATTGACAAAGTGTCGCAACTAGATAGGTCTTGCTGATGGTTCAAGGTCTATAACTGCAGCCTTTTGACCTGTGTCTGTTTTGCCATTGTTTCCAAGTCTAACTAGTTTAGTTTCTTGTCTTAACTTGTTAAATGGTTTCTTTTGATCTGTCTTCTTCATAGCAGCGTCTTTTTTATCTTGGTTTGTTTTCTCACCATGATCGTCCTGATTTACTGCTTCATTTTTTGGTACACAGTTAGGGACTTGTTTGCCACCTTTCATTTTAGTACCAACTTGTTTATGAGAATCCCAACACGCTTCATCTACTTCTTTATGTTTTTTAGAACTAGTAATCTTGTCGCCGATTTTATTACCTACAGCTGTACCAGCAGCCGCTGCCGCTGTTCTTCCTAATGCCATTGCCGCAGGATTTTCTTTCATTGCTTTAGATATTGCTTTTCTTCTCTTATGTAAAAACTTATCAGATGAATCTGTATCGCCATCGTTGTCAATGTCTTTATCTTTTCTATCGTCAAACTTTTTTTTAACTGCGTCTTTGTTAACTGGATCCATACCTTCACTTACAACTTTACTTGCGATTTCTTCTAGTGATCCTTGTTTACTTTCAAAGTATTTTTTTTCTACTGATAATTTTACGTCTGATACTGGTTTTGAAAAGGCAACTTTTTCAGAAGCAATTGTATTAATCTTATCCTCTAAGCTATCTTTTCTTGTATCAAAATATTTTTTGTTCATTACTTTTTGCTCCTTACTTTCGCTGCTAAATCTTTATCTGCTTTACCCCAAGTACCAGATGATTTAGTTACGAAACTGTTAACTCTTGCCATAGCCCATTGTTGTGGTGTAGTACCTGGTCTATGACCACCTTTCCATGCAGCCATACCTCTATCGTAAACTTTCTTTAAGATAGAATAAGGCATACCTGTTTTTTCTGCTTTGTTTTTTACAGCAGTAATCGCTTCAATAAGAGATTTTGCTGGGTGTACTTGTTCTTTTTTCATTTTACCTCTTAACTGATCCATTTTCATTTGTATAGTTTCTATATCATTTTTAGCTATAGCCATAGGTGTCTTGTCTTTAGACTCACCTGGATCTAAATCTTTTAGTTTAGTTTGTAACGCCATTTGACGTGTTCTTAATTTTGCCATGTTCTCAGCGTCTTTAGAAGCATCCTCAATTAATTTTGAAAGATGAGGTACGTTTGCTTGTCTGATTGCCAACTGTGTAGGTATGTCTAATCTTTTAATCATAGCCTTTACAGCAGGTGTAACGTCTGAAGCTTTCTTACCTTGCCATACTTTTTTAATATTTGCAATTTGTGTAGGGTTCATTTTACTTCTTAAATAATCACCCACATCTTCTTTCTGCATTCCTTTTATATCAGGACTGTTGTCAGATTTAAACTTGATGTTACCTCTTAAAGTATCTTGTGTAACAGTTACCTCTTTGTTACCTTGTGATCTGTATTCTTTTGCTTTGTTGTCAGCAGAGTCTTTTGTTTTAAAAGGTGACGCATATCTTTTGCCATCTTTACCTCTCCATCTAACAACGTAAACAGTTGTAAACTCGTTTAGAGATTCGTAATCCCAACCACTTCTATATCTTGTTACCATTTTTTGCAACTCCAATATCTTGCTTTCCATTTAGGTCCTGGATTATCACAGTTATGTCTTGCTCTGAAGCTCTTTCTTCTTGCAGGATTATCTGCTTTGATTTCCATATTAGGATCACCAAATGATACTTTTACTATATTGTCGTTAGGTCCTTTTGTGTAAACATAAAACTTTTTAGAACCACCTCTAACAGGTTTGTTCAAAGTAACTTTCTTACCTTGATGTTCTGCTTCTGCAATTTGTGATGGGAAGATTCCCCACTCGTCTGCTTCTTCTTTCATAAAGTCTTTAAACGTTAACTTAAAGCCTTCAGTAGCACCTAAATCTTTTCTCATTTCTGCTTTAGATTTATTGTACTTTCTTTGAAATTCCTCTGGATCTAAACCGCCTTCGTCCTTAGATTTAAGGTCTATTGCGATATCTTTCATTCTTCCTTCTTGCATATTACTATTGGTGTCAATCACTTTATTGAACATTTTATTGTATGTTTCTTCAATTTTAGATTGCCCCTCTTCCCCATATCTTTCCTTCTATTTATTAATCGTTTCTTCTTTACTTGCCCATTCTTCTATATCTTTTAGCTCAACTTTTTTGTTGTCTGTCATGCTTATGTCCTTACTTGCGTTAACATTAATTAAATTATCACTATGTTTACTTGGACTATAAGAACCACCTTGATACTTAGGATTGTAGTGTTTTTCACCTGGTGTTATTGAAGATGTATATTTTGCCCAATCATGCCCTATTTCATAGGCTTCTGGTATACCATCAGTATTAAATTCTGCACCTCTTTTTTCAGGTTCTCTTTCTGATTTTGTCTTCAATTCTCCATACATTTGTTTGAAACGTTTTGTATGTTTACTAGGTTTTGTTTTTGCTACTTTGTCAGCAGGCGATTGTTTATAAGCAGACTTATCACTATCTGATTTATTACCTTGTTTTTCTAGGTGTTTATCGTGTGATTTTTTCTCTTTGTCTGATAGACCTGCGACATATTTTTTAGGTTGATCTGTTTCTTTATCATACGCTAATTTTCTTTTCTCTTTTAAGTTCATTGATCGTTCCTCTAGTTTAACTGAATAGACAGGAGTTTCCATAATATTATATAGCCAACATTTGTGTAGGCTCATCTCCTCGTCTTCCAAGGTAACATAGTTTGTTCCTCTTCTTACAATGACACCAGTTACATTACTCTCCATATCATCAACTATATCTCCTACGTCATATAAATGCTCTGAAATATATTTGTCCCTTAATGTCATCTTATCTAACTCCTCTTTTGTTGAGGCAGTTATAAATGGTTTAAATCTAAATGCACTATCAGCGTCAAACGAAGCCGCTAACATCATTCCTTTTCTTACATTTCTGAATAGGTCTTGTGCATTTTTTGAGTTAGCAAAACCAGATGGCAGTCCTTTTTTGAAACTTGCAAAGTCTTTTGATTTTGCAGCCGATCTCATTTTACTAGCACTCATTCCTGTAGCACCTTCAGCGTCAGGATCTCTTTCTCCTGCTGAAGCTACAGATATACTATCAAAGTCATATAGACCATGACGGCTCTTAACGCCGTTATATTTTTTTAAGATAGTATCAAATTCTCTTACTCTATCACTACCTGCAACCATCGTTATGTTTGAGTAACCTTTTTTATATAAATCAGTTACAATATCCAATATCATGTTTGATGGATTAAGTAGTATGTTTCTATTATGTCTAGGAAACATTTGTTTCATTGTTGCTAATTTAACTCTAGCATTCAATGGGTTTTTAGATGTGTCTTCAGATTTACTTAAATAAATTCTGTAGTCATCTGTTCTTTGTTGTGCCACTTTGTTAATAAGTTTTTCGTGTCCTATTGTAGGTGGGTTAAAACGGCCAAAGGTAAATGCTATTGATCTACCTTTGGCCTCTTTTATATTAGATAACGATTTTAGTTCGGAAGGTGTAATCTTACCATCTTCCATGATCTCTTTCAACTTTTTGAAAAATTTGAGATAATGATACTTTTCTAACATTTTATAAATCACATTTTTCGGAAGTCGGTTTTTCACACCAAACTTTCTAATCTCGTCTGGCGACATATCTTTACTAAAAGCGTCCTTTCGGTCGTTGATAGTCTTGTCACCAATATCAATTAGAGTGTTAATAGAATCTTTAATCTCATCTAGCTTTTTAGAAACTAAACTTGACAAGTTATCAATATCGGAGCTTGTCAGGTCTTTTAGTTCCTCATAATCAATCATATCCCTTACGAGTTCACCTTTAACAACATCTATTTCAGAAACACGCTTCTGAAAATCCGTAACGTATTTTTCGGGTTCAAAGGTGCCAGGTTCTGGTTTTTTAATCCACTTGTTAGAGTCGATATCAAAAGTACCATCAGCCATGTCCCTTGCCTTATTAAATGTTACAGGATCTATTATGGAAAAGTAGTTGATAGGATGCTCTGTGCCTGGTATATTTTTACCATTTATCTGTCCTTGATATTCTCTTATCTCATCATGTACCTTTTCTTGTTCTGCTTTTGAACCAGGTATATCAAATAAGATATTAACATCTAGGTCGGCGTCAGCCCTATATTGTTTTGTAAGTATTGAACCTATCAAGGTATACTTAACTACTTTACCAAATTTTTCAAATGTCTTTATGCCATCAAGCACCATTTTCTTAACTGATGGTTTTAATTCTGGATTAGGAGTATCTGCTTTTGTAAATACGCCTGGTGCATATGTCTTTCTAGGTATGTCTATAATACTCTCACTAAAAGACTTTCTGTTTAAATTAATTTTAGGATAGATTTCTTGTGCCATCTTAACACCTGCCTTGTGATCTGAAGGATAATGCCAACCTGCATATACTCTTCCCATACCACATTCATCAGCAGCGTCAATCAAGCCTTCTCTATGTTCAGGATACTTTTCTGCATAGTATTCACCAATCAATCTACTTTGTAAACTGTGACCACTAGGGTATGCTGGCGTCTTCATACTATCACTAACAAGTGGCATACTATTAAAATCTAATTTCATTGAGTCTGCAAGATGATATGGTCTTGCTCTTTCAAACTTATTCTTAAATTTTCTAGCAATAGCCGCACCTGTTTCAGCGATCTTATCTGTATTGTTATTATCTATATCTAAATTGTTTTCTTTTAGATATTTTTCTATTGCATATTCTGATTTAGGATCGTGGTTTTTTACTGATTGTTCAATCGCTTCATTTCTTTGTTTGAACATACCTTGCATTGCTGTCATCTCAGCCTTTGTTGCTGTAGATGTATTAGTGCTAGGTTTAGAACAAGACAATTCGTCTATGTTACCTGTGTAATTCTTAATAGGTTTTTCTTCTACCTTTGCGTGTCTTAAATTTTCTATGTCTGTAAAATCTTTAAACTTCATCTTTTACGAGCCTCTAATTCTTTTTTCATCCATTGTTTGGCCTTATAATTTTGTACTGGTGATGTAATATATCTTCGTACTAGTTTGCCAATTCTGTTCATTGTAAGAGTGACTAACTCTAAATCAGATTTATTATTATCTACAATAAGAAACTTACTCATACCAAATAGTCTTTGAAACTTACCAATATTATTTTGTACACCTTCCCAACTAGTCTTTGTAATATACTGTGGGATAGTTCTTTCACGTCTAGCGTTTCTTGCTATTGCGACTTCTAAACTTGTATTAACAAATATCATATAACTATCATAACCCATTTGTTGTAACATGTTATGGTTTCTACTAATAACATCATAATCTCTACCTGTACTGTCAATTACTAAACCAAGTCTGCCTTCTACATATTTATCTAATTGAGAGATAGCAGTTTGTTTTGCACGGCTTCTAATTAGGTTTCTAAAGTATTGTTCTTCGTCTGGCATATTTAAAGATAGATTTGCTTTCTTTAAGTTTCTTTCAAATGTAGTATCTGAATTTACAACTTTTAAACCTGTACCTGCAAATGCTGATTGAGTTACAAACGTTTTACCAGAACCAGGACCACCTGCTAAAAAGAACGCTTTAAATATACCTGGGTCATAAATGCCTTCAGATAAATGTTGTATAAAACTATTGACCGCCATCTTCTATCTTTCTTATAATTTCTTTTGCTGTGTCTTCAGGTGTACCACCCTCAGCACTTATGTTAATAAAGTTATCTTTTTTTCTAAAGTATTCTACAACAGGACCTGTTTCTCTTTTGTATAGTTCTATTCTGTTGCTTATAATCTCTTCCGTATCGTCTGCTCTACCTCTTGCAAGTAATCTACGTAATACTTCTTCTCTACTTACATCTAAAAATACTGCATAATCATAACCTATTTCGTTCTTTTCCATGTCTTCAACTTGTTGCATGTATCTAGGCCAACCATCTAATACATAACCTTTAGGTGATTGCTCTACTTTGTTTTTAATTAACTCTAATACTATATCGTTAGGAACAAACTCTCCTCTATCTATAATACTTTTTGCAATCTTACCTATTTCTGATCCTTTTTCTACTTCTTTTCTCAACATGTCACCTGGGTAAACGTGAACAATATCATATTCTTTAACAAGGTATTCTGTATAGGTTGATTTACCTGAACCAGGTCCACCTAACATAATAATTCTTTTACGACCCATTGCCTCAAATATAAAATCTCTAAAACTTTTCATCCTTTTATCCAGTTCTTAGCAAGTGTAAAGTTAGCAGTACTAAACTCTAATCTATCTACTAGTTTTACTGCGTTGCCCATTCTATCTACAGCAACGTAGCCTTCAGGATTAGTTACTACAAAACCATTACCTTTTTGTAGAAACGTTCCCATTGATTTAATCTGATTCATTTTATTAACTAGAAAGTTTTTTACTTTTTGTAAAGTTATGTAACTAGCAATTGCAAAGTAAATATCATTTTCGTTGTTATCAATAAATCTTAAACCTTCGTTTTTTATTTGTTCATATTTCTTTTTAGCATTAGCAGTTTTTTTCTTTGACGCCTCGTCATCTAATACTTTAGCATAACATGTTTTAAATTCTGATTGTAATTTTCTGACATTCTGTATAGTCTGTCCTGCTCTTATTTGTGTATTGAAAAATATTTTTAATCTCATACCTACTGACAACATACTATTTTGTCTTCTTAATAATTCTAAAACCTTTTTACCTTTTGATATTGATCCCATTGCCATTCTCAACATACTATCATATTGAGCGCTTTCTGTTGTTGTAAATGTAGCAGCACCAGATGAGTCTTTATAACTTGCGTCATCAAAAAATACTGCTGGCGTCTTTGCAAAACGATTTACATTGACGCCAAAGCTTGCCTTCAGATTAGCCATCTTTTTTCCTGTGTAACTAGTGTGAAAGATGATACCTAATTTAGCTCTTCTAATTTTTTTAGCAAGATCAGTATTTTCTGGTACGGCATAAGTTATAGTATTAGGTGTAAACGCAATAGCATCCTCACCTCTTATAGATACCGACTTCAAGTCTCCTGGTGTAAATAACAAGTCGCCTTGTACAACACCACGTATACCAAGTTTTGGTAATTCTTTTAAACATACAGATAGTTTATCTACTAAACCACCTGCGTGATTTTTTCTAATGTCTGATTGTGTGTAATTGATTTTAGGAGTTACGTTGAATACAGATTTTGATCCTACAAAAAATCTGCCGTTTTCAGGATTGATACCACAGAAAACTGCTGGTGCACCATCCCATTTAACAGATACGTTTAATTTTCTACGTGATGATCCAACAAGCATGTTTCTTATAGATTTAAGAAACTCTACAGCGTTGACACCACCCTGGTATCCGTTATTAATAATTTCGTCTTCTAAATGTTCTAAATGAGTGTTCTTTGCCTCATTTAAATACTGTTTAAAACTATACATTTTTCTCCCACTATACCCATTATATCAAAAAATTACGCTCTTGTCAAGCGAAAAATTACACCTATCCCATTAATAAATCACTAGTTACTAGACTATTTATACTATTTTGCTATTACAAATTTACCTGATAGGGGAGTCCTTGATGTTATGTACTCAAACATCAATCTTAATACTTTATTGCCTTCGTCTTTTCTATTGTCTTGGAAAAACTTTTTAAGTACAGGCATAACTTCGTTGACAACATATATGGCACTTATAGCGCCTCTCTCGTAATCAAATCTTGGCTTATCTTTTCTTAAATATTCTATCTTCTTTAATGCGTCAAAGTATTTTTGTTCACCTTTTTTATACTTGTCAAGTATTTGTTTTGCAATATCTGGATTTACAAAGTGTATAATTTCTGATAATACTTTCATAGAGCCAATTGAACCACCTCTTGCCTCTGCCTTTGAGAATATAGCTTCTGCAACAAATCTTTTTGCACTAGGGTCATGTCTTAATTTTATATCACCACCCGACTCTAATAGTATTCTCATATCTCTAGTAACACCTTTTGTAGGATACTTAACTTTTTTATATAGTTGCCAATCTGTTACGCCCTTTATACTAATTGTTTTAATAAGTTTGATCTCTGCTTTTCTATCAAAGTTTACCATTTGTAGTGTGGCTTCTTTTGTTGTTTTTTTAAGTGATAGAGGAAATAGATCACCACTATCTATTAGATCAGATGTAATGATATTAAGATTTTGAAAACCATAAACTTTTTCTTTTGCACCTTTTAGTTCTTCTTTTAGTGCCTTCTTAGCTTTCTTTGTTGCAAGGTATATATCTGCAGGATTCCATTTGTTTAGATTACCAAATTTATTTTGTGATTTGTAACCTGACTTGTTTGCTATCTTAAATAACTTTTCTATAGTTCCCATTATTTCTTTGTCACCTCTATAGTAAAAAATTTGCTGAAACCCTTGTGCTGAAATTTTAAAATCAGGATCTATTTTAGTTATGTCGTTGATTAATTTTTTTGCAATCTGTAAAGATGATATGTACCATTTAGTATCTTTCTTTAAAAATAATTCTAATTCATTTAGAAATACACCAGGTGTTTCTATATTCTTATGAGCTGCTTGTAAAGTAGCTTCATTTATTTGACTTCTAAAGTCTGTGTAATCAGGATACTTTTTAGGGTCAAAAAGTAGATTAGTTCTTTTAACACCTATGTAATCTGCGATTGAACAAAATAGTGCCTGTGCTGATTCTAATAATGCTGTCTTGTCTGCCATACATATATTTATCTACGGCCTCTGCTTCTTGCTGGCGAATTATAGTTTGTTTTCCCTTTATCTGTAACTTTTTCTTCATCATTTCTACAATCAAAGAAAGGTGGGAAGCCAAAGATACCAAACGTCTTATTACTATTCTGAAACTTTGTTAACTTCTTAACATCTTCCTCAAAGAAAGACTCTTTTAATACGAGTTTACTAGGCATTTCAACGCAACGCCATATAATATCGCCTTTACTTTTAACCATTTCTGTCTTGTAATAGATGGATGGTCTTCTTTTTCTTTTTGTTGCCATTGTTATCCTTACATGTTTAGTATTAATTTAGCTTCTTCACTTAACATATCTCTACTAAATGGTGGAGTATGTGTCAATATAACTTTTACATTACCTTCACCTGCTACACGTTCTACTGCCTCTTTAATATCTTTTTGTATCTGATCTGCCATAGGGCAAAGCATAGAGGTTAGTGTATGGGTGATTGTAACATTTTCTTCTTTTATATCAATATCATAAATCAAGCCTAAATTGAATACATCAATAGATGGCATTTCAGGATCGTAAACTTTTTTTAATTCTTCTATTATTTTATCTTTCATTATATTTTAAAATCTGAAAACTTATCATAGACATTAGCGGATTCTTGTGGTCCAGATGGTTGTTCAATCTTCTCCTTACTTTCTTGGTTACTATCTACAATCTGTTGAGCAGATTGTTCTACATCATACAATCTCATCTTACTTCTATCTACACCAATTATAAATGCACGATTGACAGCAGGATCATTGTATCTGTTCTTTAATTGTTTAACTTTAATTTGACCAAGTTCTTCAAGTTCATCATTTGAAATAAGAGCAAACATAAAGTCAGCAGTTGCAGGAAGACCAAATGATTCTGAAGTATCTTCAAGTCCTACGTCACTTGATAGGTAACCAGTTCTGGTTGTTTGTGTAGCAGATACAATAGGAACATTATATTGTACTGCAAGACCTCTTAATTCTTCAGCGATAGATTTGACCATAGTGTAGGAGTTAATATTGCCACCTTTAAATCTACTACTAGTACATATATTCAAATAATCAATGAATATTAAATCAGGTTTAAATGCTTTCTTTAGGGCAAGTTCATCTAACAAAGATTTAAAATGACCT